CTGGCTGTTGGCGTAGAAGTAGAGAAGTCATTTAACAAGGCAGGAGTAATGCACTTTACAAGCGCCGACTGTTACTGTGTAGCCAGTAGCGGTAACTGATTGAGAGGTAAAATCTAAAAAGCCACCTGCTCCACCTCCACCTGCGTATGCAGAACCACCTGCTCCACCGCCAGCCATAACTATTAAATCAACAGTTAAACTTTGCAAAGGTGTAAAAGTTCCAGATGAAGTAAAGGTGTGATACCAATAGCCATTGCTTAGAACTGTCGTTCCGCCTGTTGCTTTTGGTTGTGGTGCTGATGCTCCACCCAATACCCCGACTACGTTATTTAACATTAGGCGATTGCACCTACGATGTACCAAGTGTCTGTGGCGGTTTTAATGCAAGCTGCTGACTTATATTGAGCCAAAGTAGGTTGCGCCGCAACCGCTCCAGAGGATAAAACAGTTGTGGTTCCGCTTGTTACCGCTTTGATGGTGCAAGTTCCTGCACCTATGTTCAAGACTGTTAAAACTGTTCCTACGGGGAAAGCAACAGATGCGTTAGTTGGAATAGTGAAATTAACTGCCGTTGCCTTGTTCATTGGTGTAAGAGTTTGATATGCATCGGCAATAACTGGTGTGTAATCTGCCGTTTGTGCGGTGTTGATTGTGTAAGCCACTAAGCCGTTATACATAGTGGCGCTAAATACATCGCCGTTTGCTGCTGGAAATCCTGTTGCCATTATGCTCCTAGTATGCTAATACGCTAGTTCCAATTATACCGCTTATTGAGCTTCCAAGTATGAAGCCGTCAATAATTGGTTCCTGAGTTGAAAACCTCACCTGCCAAGTATTAGGGGTAATGTCGTGAGCAATACCCATAATTTCTAGCGTCTTAGTAAGGGTTGAACCACCCTGCTGGTCATTTGTTATTTGAACAACATCGAAGTAGTCAAGGCTAAGGCCAGCCTCAACTCCTGCGCTGTAATCTGGAGTGGTTAAATCTAAAGTCATTTCATCAATGCGAATGCTGGTTTCTTTATGGCTGGCCACATAAGCCCTAGCAAGTTGCATGACTTCCTCGTCAGTTTCATTTAGTAAATCTTGAAGTCTGACTGAGTGAATAAAATACTGATCAATGGAAGAAAGACTGATGGCGGTTTGCTCTACCCCACCGACACGTTGAGCGCCTACTTGATTAATAATCAATTTATCATCAAAAGCAAATTTTAAGTTTGCGTAGCTAATGCCTGTTCCATCTTGATTAAAGATTGTCGGAGTAGCGCCAATAGCCTCTGTAACTGTTGAACGGCTCTTAAATACCGCATCACCCTCTGGGTCAATATAGAACGCGCCATACTCGGTTCCCTCAACACGTTTTAGAGCATCTAACACAGAGCGGTTAGTTGCTGGATCAGCTTGGCAGGTTGTATTACCAGTTTCAATTTCACGCATAGAAGCAGGCCAAGACACAGTATCCAAAATCTTGCCTATGCGTGTGCCAGTGGTTTGCCCTGCGCTTGCCCCCGTAACTGTGCTGATAGCTGCCATGTTAAAGATACGGAAAGCATCTTCGGCAGATATATCCACATAACCAATTTCCTGCCCCTTTGGGTAGGAGTAGTTATATTTTGTTGTATAGCCTGAAAATAGATAATAGACATTTCCGTTGTAAGTTGCGCTTATGCGTAGCTTTCTAAGCGGCTGGAGTTTGCCGTAATAAGGCGATGATACATTCTCAGGGTTCCAGTCACCATTTTGGTCATATACTCGAACCACCGCGGTGCCAGCTTCAAATTGGTCTGCATAGATATTGCGACCTCTACGAATAGAAATACGGCCAGCAACGCTAGATAAATCCACCACATCGTTGGCGCTATCAGAAAATACATTGGTTCCCAAAATGCCGTTTTTAGGATCTCCCATAGTAAAGCCAATGCCATAAATAGGCCCATTCGAGAAATCGAACGATACGTTGATAGTTGCAGGTAGGCTCATAAGAATGTCGCTGGTAGCGCCTGTCTAGCCCAATTCACAGGCTTGCCTGATTGTTGAGCATCTTGGATTTGTTCTCTGATTGCAGTTGCTAAATCATATTGGCTCATTACGTTGCCCTCGACAATAGCGGTAACGTAAATGTCACCGCCAGCAATGTTGCCAGCAGTGTTAGGGTCGCTACCTGAGAAGCCAGAAAAGCCCTCGTAAAACACAGGCATATTAGGATTAGCCTTAGTAATATCGTTTGAATAGGCAATAACACTCAGAGGACTTACGCCACCAAAACCAGTTCCCTGCAACGCGGTTCCACCCGATACTGTTGCAAATTTAACCGCTTGAATTTGCTTTAATAATTCAAGAGCTTCTTTAAGGTTCAACGTGTCGATTAACTCTTTATCAAATCCAATTAAATCAAATAGGGCTTTAAGCTGGTTGGTAGCCTTTAGAAGTTCAGCCATTTGTAATTGCTGTTTCATCAAGGCTTCTAGCTGCTTTAATAAGGTTTCAAGTAACGCTAGGTCACCAGCCGCCTGAGCCTGTTCGATTTCCCAAATCTTTTGCTTTATTTGCAAACGGCGGACTTCTTCGTCACTTAATGATTTATTCATCAAAGCTGCTGCAATCTGAATTCCCTCTAGGTCAAACTGAGCCTTTGCCTTAGCGGTTAAAGCGTTAGCCTTATCCATAAGGGCTTGCTTTGATTTTTCTGCGGTCAGCTTCTTAGCAGCTGCTAAACGATCTGCGTCTAACTTCTTTTGAATTGCAGAAATCTTAGAAGTGGTAAGCGCATCTTTTGCTTGCTTTTCCATGTAGGAAGAAGTGTTATTCGCAATGCCAGAGCGTTGCTTTTGAACTGCTAAATCTTCTCTATCCCACTGCTGACGCAATGCACGATATTTCTTTAGAATATCGCCAATACCTTTAGACGGCGAAGCAGCAATATCAATTAAAGCTATTAAACGGCCTGTGCCTGTAACTAGGTCTGTGATGACCTGTGCTGCGGTTTCAATACCCTTGATAAAGGCTGGAAAGCCATTAGGGCCAGAAGCGGTAGAAATTGCATCTAGTAAGCCCTTGCCAATAGTTTCGCTTGCATCAGAAGCAGCAACGCGAAGTAACGCCATTTTGCCTGTGTAAGATTCAAGGGAAGCATCGCCTGAGCCTTTAAATTGCTTATTAAGAATTGCAGTGATGTCTGCAAAAGATTTGGTCTTTAGGTCTGCTTGGCTAAGTCCGATGTTTAATGACTTTAGGCCTTTGTTGTTTCCAACGTAAGCCTGTGAAAGCGCATCAATTACTTGGGTGTAATCGGTTCCTGTTCCAGCCGATACGTCAAAGGCCAAAGCCATGAGCTTTTGGGTTTCAATGGTTGAACCTGTAACACGCGCTAACTGGGCATAGGCTGGTCGTAACTCATCATCGAGAACGCCTGTTTGCTTTTGTAATACTGAGATAAATTCTTCTGCGCTTTGAGTAGCAAAACCTAAACCTAAATTCTTTAAGTTCTGCGCTAATACGTTTGTGGCCTTTTCGTCTGCCATATAAGCAAACATCGCCTGTTGCGCCTTTTGAACTGTAAGAATGCCACCAGATAACTTAGCAACGGATTTAGTTAAAGACTTGATGCTGAAATCGGCTTGCTTGAAACCTTTGTTATCTAACTGAGAAGCAATGGAGATTAGGACATTACTCATCGAACTTTGCTCCTAGCCTGAAAGGTTGCTGCGGCCTTTTCTATGGCCTTTAATACTGCGGCAGTTGTCTTGCCTTGATCCTCATACCAAGCGCGGTAAATTACGCGGCCTTGCATTTTATTTTGGCCTCTCATAACTCCAGCAGTCTTGTTGTTAAGGTTTTGAACGAAAACTGAATTCGGTGTCTTACGGCCAGCAGTTTCATAAATAGCACCTGCGGCTGACTTATTAAAGATTGTTGCTAAAGAGCGGAAACCTTTTCGGTTTGGCTTACTAGGGGAAGTCTTGTAAGTAACTCCACGTCTTGCGACTGTGTAATCGTATTGTGGAAAGGCGCCCTCAGCTCTGGTCTTTGTGCCTTGCCAATTACTTAATACTTCTGAGTTAGATGGTAGGTAGCCGCGAGCCGTTCTGGTGATTGGCTTTAACGCGGCTCCCATCTCTTTAGTAAGGCCTTTGCCCAAGTCAGGCGTAAATTGACGTAGGGCTTTTCTAAGCTCTACCACGCCCTTTACGCTTACTGGCATCTTGCGCC